ATTTAATTATAAATTGATGTATAACAAACAAAAAGATATGATTGATTATTTTAGTATGTCGAATAATTTAACACCAGAACTATTTGATAAATTGGTTGAAAATGTTGAAACTATAAATAAGGAAATTAAAGATATAAATATTTTTGAAAATGTGCGAATAAAAGATATTATTAAATTTAATAGAATTAAAGTGCAACATGATATTGAATTGAAAAAATTAACTAATAAACGAGAATTAGAATTCTTAAAATTAACAATTGAATCAACACAAAATAAAGTTTTATATGAAAAAAATAAAAAACCACAAGGATGTTGTTTTTAATTTGAGTAAGCTAAACCACCCATACCGGATAATATACGAAGAACGTTATAATTTACTGTGTATATATAAATAGTACCATTAACAGAAGAAGCAAGTGATAATACAGCAGTATCTATACGAGACATATTGAGAGTGCCCGATGGTTGATGTTCTTCAGGTTTAATGGCGAATGAATAAACATTAATACCATTATTAAAGATAGTAGGTGTATATTCATGATGTTGATAAGGTTGAACTAGAGTGAAATAATTACCATCGCGTTCAGCAAAACGATCATTTCCATTTAATTGTATTTTAGCTTTAGTAACTGGATTTTTACTTAATACATATTGATTATCTGTGGTGCGATTAGTAAAATTATTCCAATAAGGAGGAGCAACAACATCAGCTGTTGCAACATCTGGTTTAATAACCCAGACTAATTCCTTGCAAGGATGATTAAAGTTCATTCTAATACTCTTCATTGAATTTGAACTATTTCCAGAAACTGTATCAGCACCAGTAAATTGTAATTGTTCTATTAGATATTCATGAGATAATTGAGCGAAACGACGGCGTTCATCAGTATCTAAGAAAATATAATCAACCCATAATGAAGCAGCAGATAAAGAAACATTAGCAGCTGTTCCTGTAAATTGGCTATTGTCATCAGTAACAGCTGATGGACGAAGAGAGAAATTATTGTTTTTATCAATCATAGCAGTAACAGTTTCTAATTCAATATTGACTTTAACTTCATGGTATTGAAGAGCAATTAGAGGAAGTGCTAAACCAACATTTCGGCAAAACCAAAATTCAAGTGGAACATATAAAGAATAGCTATCACCGCTACCTAAATATATAGAACGATTATATTTATCACCACCAACCATTAATTTATAACCATCGCGTTTTCCAACTGGAAGTGATAATTCATTCCAGATATATAACCATTCCGAATAGTGTTTATCAATACGTTGTCCACCAATTTCTAATTCAATAGTTTTTAATAATTTAAGTCCAAAAAATGGCACAAGGGCAATAGATCCAGTTGGAGCAGTGCCAGTATTATTATTAGTTATAGTACCAGTAAAATAAATACGATTTATTAAATCGCCATTTCTGGTAACTTGGCAAGTAACACGAGAACCAAAAGACGCAGAACCGTTAAAAGTTTGTTCTATTGCTTCTATTGCGAAATTAGTATGACGGCGATAAGCAACTTTAAAAAAAGTAATTTGAGGATTACCAGTTAAATAAACATCCTGAGCACCATAAGCAACAAGTTGAAGAAGACCACCACCCATTTATGCTATATTCTTTATACTATAATAGGAGAAAAAAAAACAATATAATTTAATTAATCTATTCATACCTGAAAGAATACGAATAATTATAATAATATTTAGTTAGAGTATGCTAAACCTCCCATACCAGATAATATACGAAGAACGTTGTAATTTACAGCATATACGTACAGTATAGATTGTGCAGGATCATAATCGGTAGCAGCTGTGCCGGTTTTATCTTCGAAACTTAGACTTAATATAGCAGTATCTATACGAGACATATTTAGAGTGCCTGATGGTTGATGTTCTTCAGGTTTGAGAGCAAATGAATAAACATTTATACCTGCATTAGTTGGTATATTTTCATGATGTTGAAACGGTTGAATTAAGTTAAAATATCGTCCTGGGCGTTCATAGAAACGATCATTACCATTTAATATTAATTTAGCAAATTTAACAGGATTTGAAGGCATTGTAGTTGCATATGCAGATTTATTACCTATATAATTAATATTAGTTTGCATTAGTAAGGTTTTTAATACTTCAGGATCAGTTGGCATTGATGCGTCATTTATAGCAGAAGCAGCAGTTGTATAATTAAACCAATTCGCTTTTTCTCTTGTAGTGGCTTCATTATTAGTTACAAACCATACTAATTCTTTACATGGATGATTAAAATTTAGTTTTGTTTTTAGACCAGTAGTAGAAGTAATTGCTTCTTGTCCGGTAAATTGTAATTGTTCAATTAGATATTCATGAGATAATTGAGCGAAACGGCGTCGTTCATCAGTATCTAAGAAAATATAATCAACCCATAATGAAGCAGTAAAACCTTTTGAATTTGCAGCTTCTGTCATACATTTATCAGCAGTTTCAAAATTTATATTTATTTTTACCTCATGATATTGAAGAGCTATTAATGGTAGAGCTAGACCAATATTGCGACAGAACCAAAATTCAAGAGGAACATATAAAGTTTGTGCAGAAGCACCACCATAAGCACCAACCATTTGATTATATCCATATCGTTTAGATACAGGTAAAGATAATTCATTCCATACATATAACCAATGGGAATAATGTTTATCAATCTTTTGTCCTCCGATTTCAATTTCAACATAGTTAATTAGACGAAGACCAAAATAATTAAAATAATTGGAACCAGTTAAAGCAGGTACTTTAACTTGTAAATACATACGATTTATTAAATCGCCATTTCGAGATATTTGACAGGTTACACGAGAACCAAATGTTGGATTTCCATTAAATGTTTGTTCTATTGCTTCTAAAGCGAAATTAGTATGACGGCGATAAGCAACTTTAAAAAAAGTAATTTGAGGATTACCAGTTAAATAAACATCCTGAGCACCATAAGCAACAAGTTGAAGAAGACCACCACCCATTTATGCTATATTCTTTATACTATAATAGGAGAAAAAAAAACAATATAATTTAATTAAGCTAATCCACTCATACCAGATAATATACGAAGAACATTGTAGTTTACTGCATATATATTTATATTTCCTGATACAACTGCAGGGGTTGCACCAGTTCCAACTATTGGTTTGACATCTAATATAGCAGTATCTATACGAGACATATTAAGAGTGCCTGATGGTTGATGTTCTTCGGGTTTGAGAGCAAAAGAATAAACATTAATACCACGATTTAGAGGGATATTAGTATGATGTTGATAAGGTTGCACTAAATTGAAATAAGAACCGTTGCGAACGTTGAAACGATCATTACCATTTAATTGTAAAAGACAAGTATCAAATGGATTAACATTTTTAGTTGTTATATTTGATGAATCATATGGTAATACGTGATCTGTTACACCACGATTTTGTGTTGGAGCTGTTACTAATGCACTACCAATATTAGAAGTTACGTGAGCTTCAGTAACCATTTGTGAGTTGCTGAATAGATATGGGAAATTATAACCTTCATCTTCCGCTGGATTTGTTGTGGGTAAAGCGGAATTTAAAGCAGGAACTGTATAATTATACCAATATGCATTTGGAGTATGTATTTTAGCAACCCATATTAATTCTTTGCAAGGATGATTAAAATTTAATTTAATTCTAGAACCACTAGAATTTAAAGTTTCTTGACCTGTAAATTGTAATTGTTCTATTAAATATTCATGAGATAATTGAGCGAATTTACGTCGTTCATCGGTATCTAAGAATATATAATCAACCCATAAATTAGGACTTATAAGAGATAAACTTTCAGTTGTAAAATTATCAGCATTGCTTGGTTTATAAACACAATTATTTAAAGTTTCAAATTCTATCTTTAGTTTGACTTCATGATATTGAAGAGCTATTAGTGGTAGAGCTAGACCAATATTGCGACAGAACCAAAATTCAAGAGGAATATAAAGAGTATTAGTACCTGCATTTAAAACATCACGATCAGCACCTACCATAGTATCCCATGCATAACGCTTGCCGTGTGGTAAGGATAATTCATTCCATATATATAACCAATCAGAATAATGTTTATCAATTTGTTGTCCGCCAATTTCTATAGAAACAGATTTTAATAATCGAAGACCTAAATAATTAACATAAGAAGTTGTAGTACTATCACTGGGTGCTTTAATTCCAACTTCTAAATATGTACGATGGATTAAATCACCATTACGAGAAATTTGACAATAAACTGTATTTCCAAAATTTGGAATACCGCTGAATGTTTGTTGAATTGCTTCCATAGCAAAATTAGTATGTCGGCGATAAACAACTTTGAAAAAAGTAATTTGAGGATTACCAGTTAAATAAACATCCTGAGCACCATAAGCAACAAGTTGAAGAAGACCACCACCCATTTATGCTATATTCTTTATACTATAATAGGAGAAAAAAAATAATCCATAATTTATATAAAAGCATAATTTAGTTTTTTTATTATTATATATGTTTAAAG